CACGGATTTCGATGCCGAGCTTACGACCGTTCAGATCGTGACACGCCGAGTCCTGCAGGCGCAAGAGAAGCGCATAGCGTCAAAAGTTTTCGACACCACGGTTTTCACGGGATCGAAACTTTTCACGGACTTCTCAAGCGCACCTTGGGATAACGCCTCAAGCGATGTAATCGCTCAGGTAAGAGCCGCTCGTGAGCAGGTGAGGCAGAACTGCGGGATTGAGCCTAGTTCGCTCATCTTGAGTAAGGCGAATATAGATCGCCTTTTAAGCAACGACAAGATCAAGGGCGCTATTCAGTATGTCGCAAGACTGACTGAAGCGGAACTCTTGAACGCCATGGCCGACATCCTCGGTGTTAAGAGGATTATTGTTGGGAGGGCGATTTACAACACGGCCAAGGAAGGCAAATCGTTCCAAGGGGCGGATATTTGGAGCGACGATTACGCCATGGTGGCCGTCATCGGTGAGGGGCAGAGATTGTCCGATCCGACCATGGGAAGAACATTCCTTTGGACAGCGGACAGCCCAGAGAACGCCACGGTCGAGCAGTATCGTGACGATGCGGCCAGAAGCGACATCTTCCGTGTGCGTCAGCACGTGGATGAGATGATCGTTGATCCGTATTTCGCTCATTTGATGAAAGTAGACGCTTAACATTTGAGGTAGCCCGGGGGCTTAACCGCTCCCGGGCCCTCGATTAAGGAGTGTCTATGAGTTTGAAAGAACGGATGCCGAAAGACGCCGTGAGTTGTTTCTTAAACGATGGCGAGTTTGCCGAGGAAATCACTTACACGACAGGTGTGGGTGTTTCCAAGGTGATTAAAGCCGTTGTTGTGCGATATGAGCTTGCCCCAGCGGAAGAAAATATCAACCGATCACTCAAGAAGCAGGCGGAAGTTTATATCGCAAACGATGAAGCGAGCGGCGTGACTACGGTAAATAAAAAAGATGACCGCATAACACTCAAGGACACCGAGGGTGTCGATCACGAGGCGAGAATTAACGATGTCATTATTCGTGATGAGGGTATGTGGTACCTCTTGGTGGGGTGGTAGTCATGGTGCAATTAATTACGGAGATTGACACACGTGCGCTTGATCGGGCGATAAAGATTGCCCCTCGAGTCCTTAAATTCGAGCTCGCTGACGGCATGGATCGTATCGGCAAGGGGTTTTTGAAGCGGTTCAGACAGCAACAGCTTCAAGGGCCTCCGGGCGTGCGAGGGGCTTCAGGTCATGGGCTTTTTGGCACGTTCAAAAGAGTGTTTCTTGTGTCGCCGGACATTGAGGGCATGGGGATCGAGATTTTTTCAGAGTCAAAAATCGCCAAGCTCCACGAGACAGGCGGTACGGTAAAAGACCCGGGTGGCAAGCGGTTGGCGGTGCCTTTATCGGCACGCAGTGAGATGTTCACGCCGCAAGGAAAACTGAGAGCCAGATACAAGAAGCCGAAAGAGTTGAAAAACGTCCGAGCCATGCGTTGGAAGGGCGAGACGTTTCTCGCACGGGTGACAAAACGAGCGGCGAAAATATTGCCGCTTTACGTCTTAAAGCGTCAGGTGAGGATAAAACCACGGCTCGGTTTTTACCGGACGTGGGACGGTCTGGTGAATTACCGCATTGACATCTTGAATAAATCGATCGCAAACGCATTGAGGAAAATTTAATGGAAACGGTCAGGGAACGGATACTTCAGAACATTAAGACCACGATTGAGGCGGTTACGATCGCTAATGGGTACAACTTTGATTTCACTCCACAGACAGTTCAGCGATGGTCAATGCATGGCAACCGCATGGTGGATATGCCAATGGCCGTCATTAGCCCGGGCGATGAGGATGAGTCAAGTTCACCCCATCCATTTGAGGAATGTGTTTTGACGGTGTATCTGGACGTGTTTTTTATCAATGACGAGAACGACGCCTTGCCGACCGACACGTACTTGAATAGATTGCAGGGCGATATAAAGAAGGCGGTTTTATTGGATTCGACTCGTGGCGGAAACGCTATCGATACAGATGTTTTGGGAACGACTCCGTTTGAGACGACTGAGGCGCAACCGTACGCCGGGATCATTATGGAGTTAAGGATTCGCTACCGGCATTTACGGTCGGATCCCACGGCAAAGAATTAACAAGGAGGAATTGCGATGTCAATGCTCATAAGAAAACGCCAGCTTGCGGCGAAGATAGAGGCGGTCGAGGGGACAGCGGAAACCCTTTTGGCGGCTGACGCAGGCATTCTGGTGAATTTCTCGCCAAAAGCGAGTTACGATCCGCAGATGTATCAGCGGGATCCGGTGCGTGCCTCACTCACGAAAATGGGGAAGCTGGCCGGGAAGCGTTCGGCTGGAATTGATTTTAGTATCGAATTAAAAGGCTCGGGTTCAATCACGGTTGAACCGGAGTGGATGCGTTTGATCAAGGCGTGCGGTTTTGCCTCTAACGCTTTGAAGAAGATATCGATTGGTGCGATAGCATCGGGGCCTTACCAGCATGGTGAAGCCATAACAGGTCAGACTTCAGGCGCTACTGGCAGGGTGGTTATAAAGACTGCCAACGGCACCACCACGTTATATTTTGTCGCTTTAAGTGGAACGTTTGAAACGGGCGATGTTATAACCGGCGGGACATCGGGTGCCACAGCTACGGCATCGACCGATCCAGTGAGCGCAGGTTTTGAGATTAAGCCGATCAGCAGTTCAGTTGTTTCGCTCACAATGGGGTTATTTGAGGACGGGATACGGAAAGTTCTTAAAGGATGCCGGGGAACGGTGAAGTTCAATTTCAAGATTGGGGAGCCAGCGACTTTGGATTTCAGTTTCAAGGGTGTTGAGGCTGGTGTCGCTGATGCGCCGATGCTCACGGGTGTCAGTTTTGATGATACCGTGCCGCCGGTTCTCTTGAACGCTGTTATGTCTTGCGATGGGGTGTCGCTTAATATCGGCGAGATGGAGGTTGACATCGCCAACACTCTTGCCTCAAAAGACAAGATTGACGACGCAAAAGGGATTCTGTCTTTCATGATCACCGGACGTGACATGCAGGGATCGTTTAATCCCGAGATGGTTCCGGTCGCCACGCATGATTTCTTCTCGAAGTGGTTCAGCAACACACCAATGGTTGTTGATCTCGCTTACGGTGAAGCGGACGGCAACAAGTTCAGGTTTTACGCCCCCGGGATTATTTATAACAAGGTCGATGATGGTGATCGTGACGGTATTCAACTGGCGCAGACGTCGTTTGATTTAACTGGCTCAATGGAGCCCGGCGATGACGAACTTGCGATATTACTTTTATAAAACAGGAGGTGTTTCATGTTAACAGGCATTGATATTAACGCTACACGAGAGCACGTGTCCAAGCTGGACCCGGACAAGGAAAATCCCACGGTGTTTCATATCGGGATATTGGATCCGGTTTTGAGGGCTGAGGTTGACGATGAAAGCAGTACCTATGAGATGAGTTCAACGAACCCCAATGACAAAGCCAAGGTCAGGCTTAATTGGAATAAGCGGCAGATCACGGCGATTAAGTTCGGGCTCAAGGGTATGGATAACTTCCTTGACCCGCAGACTAAAAAGCCGATCGAGCTTAAGTTCGACACTATTCATTACGCAGGCAAGATGAGGAATGTCATTCCGGACAGGATTATCGCTATGTTACCGAACGAACTAAGGCAGGAACTTGCGGAAGTGATTCTGAACGAGTCAAAACTTACGGAGGGCGAGCAAAAAAACTGATCGTGGCGGTTCATTTGGGCGACCTCACCATGAACTGCCGCAGTTGCTTAAGCGGGAGAAAGATTCAATGCGAGTATGAAGTACCCGGGCAGGAAGTCTGGGAACTATACGGCGAACGGTACCGGGGATGCCCTTTCAAAATCGTCACAAGACAGTCGGCGAATTTTTTAAGGGCATTTCAGTTTTATAAGCGGGGTTATCTGCCGAACGATGGAAGTTGGATAGAACAGTCGGCGAAGATGTTGGACGCATTCGAGATCATTGAGAAGGAGCTTCAAGCGATTGAGCTTGATCGGGAAAAAAGAAGGAATCGGTTTAAGCGATGACGAATAAAGAACTGTCAATCATATTGCGATTACGGGACGAGGCCACAAAGCGGCTTGAGGGCGTGCGTGGCAGTCTGCAGAGATTCGCCAATTCATGGAAGCAGAATTGGCTGGCCATAACCGCCGCCATTACCGCCAGCATCATGGCGCTTCGCAAGGCGTGGGATCTTATGGAGATGGGGGCGAAAGCCCAGCAGATAGAGGAGAGTTTCAGGCGAATGTCCGAGAGTGTCGGTATAAACGCCGGGGAGATGAAAAAGGCTTTGCTGGAAGCGTCGCAGGAAACAGTCAATTTCTCAAACGTCGCTGATAAAGTGTCCGCTTTGATGGCTCAAGGACTGAATATGGATCAGGTAACGGCGCTCATGCGGCAGGCTCGAGTTGAGGCACGGATATTTGGCACGACAACCGAAGAAGCGTTTCAAAACATATCGAGCGCAGTCACTGGCGGGCTGGTCACGACATTGCGCAGGTCGTACGGGCTTCAATTATCGCTTAAAGATGCGACTGAGGAGTACGCCAAGGCTACGGGCAAGACCACGGAAGAAGTGCAGAAGTATCACATGGCGCAGGCGCTCGCCAATCATATTTTAGAGAGAAGTAAATCGCACCTTGAAGCGGTGAACCTTGAGTTGATGACCAGCTACGAAAAGGTTCAGATGCTCAAATCGAAATGGAATGATTTTCTAGAATCAACAGGACAAGTGTTGTGGCAGGTACTCGGGTTTCTGCAGGGGTTCGCCAACCAGTTGGTGACCGGTATTTTTACGATACTTGAATACGGGGCTGGTGCTGTGAAGGCGTTTATTCAGGGAATCATTAACGCCCTTAATGGGCTTTTAGCGTTTGGGACAGACTTTTTCCAGAAGCTCATGGTGCCGCTAATTAAATTCTACGATCTTTTAGGAAAACTTCCCGGCTCAGTCGGTGAGACGTACAGGCAAGCGGCGGCTGAGGTTGAGAGGTTCTCGCAATCATTAGAGGACAATACAATCCAGTTCAATGTTGATGGACTCACGCAAGGGCTCGAGGAGGCGAAACAGGCGTTTAATCTTGCGGCTCAGGAAAGCGCAAAAGAGGCGATCGCACAGTACGACCTTGTTTTCGCCAAGGTCAAGGACACTGGTGATAAGACCGCCGATATTTTGAAAAACGTGGCGAAAGAGGTTGGCAAGGGAGCGGAGGAAGCGGGAAAACAATTTAACGCCATGGAAGAGTTCGCCAAACAATCCGCTCGGAATATGCAGAACGCATTCTCGGACTTTTTCTTTAAGGCGTTTACCGGAGAACTTCGCAGTATCAAAGATGTGTTCGCAGATTTCGGCAGAGCGGTTTTACAAATGATCTCAAACATATTAGCGAAGCTGTTGCTCATCAAGATGTTTACCGCTATGGCTGGCGCTGGCGGCACGATATTTGGCGTGCCTGTGGCGAGCCTGTTTCATCAGGGCGGCACGATTCAAAGACGCAACCGGGCGTTTATTCGGGCTCATTCCGGGCTTGCTCCCGATGAGGTGCCGATCATAGCGCAGACAGGTGAGGGCGTGCTTTCCCGCAGGGGTATGCGAGCGGTAGGTGGATCAGATAATTTACGGGCGCTTAATAACGGCGAATCTATCCAAGGCGATGGGATCACCATAAACGTCAATCAGGTTATTCAGGCGTGGGACGCTCAGGACGTATGGCGTAACCGCAAGATGTTATCGAACGCCATCGCTGATGACATTTATAACAACGGCAAGATTCGTTCCGTGATCAGGAGTTACGCATGAGTGAATTCACGTCATTGCCAGATTTTGTTTTTGAGGAGTCGTTGGAATACAAGACGCTCATTTCGGAGTTTGAGAATGGAGCGGAGCAACGCAGACGCAAATGGGCTTCGCCGTTGCGGAAGTGGAGGTTGCGGTTTAACAACAGGGTAAAAACCGACATGCAGTCGGTGCGGGATTTTTTTAAGAGCAAATACGGGGCGTTTATGGCGTTCACATGGACGAACCCGAACGACTCGGTCGAGTATTCGGTGAGGTTTGTTGAGGATAGTTTCAAATTCACGATGAAGGCGCATGAGGTATATGACTTTGAGTTTGATTTGATGGAGGTGAAGTAATGCCTCGAGACGTTGATTTGACATTTAAACAGGAGAAGGCGAAGCAGGAGAACGCCCCCATCTTCCTTTATACGCTTGAGGCGTATGACGGAGTGAATGATCTGCATTTAGTCGGGTTTGATCACGATGTCACTTACAACGAGGTGCTTTACTCAAAGTTTCCTATAACGCATGAGTTTATTGCGGAAAACAATCAAGGGCAGATTGATCAGGTAAAGGTCAGACTCGGCAACGTTTCACGGCTCATTCAACTGTATCTGGAGCAGTTTGATTTTAGAGGCAAGAAGGTTGTTATCCGAATGGTCTGGGCGGATCAGTTGGCAGACCCGGACGCTCACATGGATGACGTTTTTTATATCGATAACTATTCAGCTGATCAGAAAAACGTTGAGTTTACTTTAACCGGGAAGTTTGACGTCTTAGGGGTTGATTTACCCGCACGAAGGTACGCACGGAATTATTGTTCGTGGAAGTTTAAGTCCACGGAGTGTGGGTATGTGGGAGGAGAGCTTACGTGCAACAAAACGAAACAGCGATGCAAACAGTTGGAGAATTACCATCGGTTCGGGGCGTTTCCGTCAGTGCCATCAAGACGGATTTACGTGATGTAGAGAAACGCATGGTTGAGAAATATCTCGGCATTCCGTATCGGCACAGAGGGAGGACAATGGACGGCCTTGATTGCTGGGGATTTCTCAAGTTGGCGTACGCCGACCTTGGAGTTCGACTTTTTGATATTGAGGATTTGGAATACGGGAAGGTGTGGGGATTGCGGGGCAAAGATTATTTTAAGGAGAATTGCGCTCATGATTGGCAGAAGGTCACGGATCCCAGAACGCTCGACGGCGTCTTGTTTGTTAACTCAAGGGGGATCGCCAATCACGCAGGAGTGGTTTTAAAGAGCAGACGGTTTATTCATTGTTGTCGTCAGGGTGTCGTGGTGTCACGGCTTGATGATGTTATGTGGGTTTCAAAAATAGAGGGATTTTACAGGTTAAGAGCATGGTCATAATTCGTAACATAGCCAATCCGTTTAAGACTGAGGAAGCCGGAGTCCGGCAGTTCAAGTATTCCCGCCGCAGGAGCGTGCGAGATTATCTCGATGAGTCGGGTTTTGATTATCAGGACAAACGGGTGATCGTCACAGGGAAACGCATTGATGATCTGTCGGTGCGGCTTGATAACGGTGACGAGATCACGGTCATTCCGGAAGTAAAGGCTCCGGTTGTCGCCGTTGTGTCATGGATTATTTCAGCTGTCTGGGCGGCGGCCGTGGCTCATCCGTTCTTGTTCACGTTCTTTGTTTTATCAATGGGTTACTCCATTTATCAGTACATGAACCAGCCCAAGATGCCGGATTTTAATTTGGGATCAGGGACGGGCATGGACGAGGGATCGCCCACATACGGTTGGGACGGGGTTCAGACTGTTCAGGAAGTCGGTGTGCCGGTGGCTGTGGTTTACGGGAAGCATCGTGTCGGCGGCAATATCATCAATCAGTTTTTATGGGAGGACGGGGATAAGCACTACCTTAATGTTTTACTCGCTCTGTGCGAGGGTGAGATTGAGTCGGTAGAGGATATCGAGTTAAACAATAACCCCATAGTGAATTTTGACGGGGTTTCAGTCGAGAAGCGGTTTGGGACTAATTATCAGAGCATGATTCCCAATTTCGAGGATCTGCACAATGTTTACCCGGTCAACGCTAATCTCACTCAAAACAATCCATATATTTACACCATGATTGACTCGGATGTCGAGGCGTTTGAGATTCACCTTCGTCTTAATAACGGGTTGTATCAGCAGAATTCTGGCTCGGGAGATATTCAGAGTTGGAGTGTGACTTACCGGGTTGAGTATAAGCTCCACTCGGAGAGCGTTTATATCGATTTGGGAGAAACCACTATCTCAGGGCAATCACGCACAAGCGTCAGGCGTGTGTTTCGTAAGACGGGGCTCACTCCCGGACAATACGATATTCGGATCACCCGCACAAGCGAGGATAGCTCGCTTCAGCCATTGAAGCAAGGCGACCTCACGTTGTTTCAAATAGATGAGATTAAGACGGACGATTTGAGCTATCCAAACACAGCGCTGATGGGGCTTCAGCTTTTGGCGACAGACCAGCTGAGCGGTTCAACGCCGAATATAACAGCTATCGTTGAGGGCAAAAAGGTTTCGATTCCTGATGTACGCAACGCAGGCGTGCCGGTGGATTGGGAGGATTACTATTGGGACGGAAGTGATTATCGACTTTTTTCTGATGACACGATTCTTTCATGGGACGGGTCAACATATGTTTTACGGTATTCAGCGAATCCTGTTTGGTGTTTGCGTGATCTGGTGACGCATAAAAGGTACGGGCTTGGCGAGTTCATCGTGACGGACAATCTCGATAACGCATCGCTTCTTGAAATGGCTCAATACTGCGAGGAGCGGGTGCCGGACGGCAAGGGCGGGTTTGAGAAGCGGTTCAGAATGGATGTGGTCATAGATAGCAATCACAAAGCGCTGGATATCTTGATTCAGCTTTGTGCCACTTTCAACGCCATGCCGGTGTATAGCGCAGGCGGTTTGACCTTTAAGATCGATAAGCCCACGCTTCCCACTCAGTTATTTGGCATGGGGAATATCGTCAAAGATTCTTTCGCTCAAAGCTGGAAAACGATGAAGGAAGTACCGAACGTTATCGAGGTTCAGTTCACGGATAAGGAGAAGAACTATCAGCAGGAAACAATCGCTTACATCGATGAGGAATCCTTGGCCGCAGGCGAGCCAATGCGAAAGAGCCAGATTCGGTTATTTACGACAGGGGCGAGTTACGCCATTCGTGCGGCACGATACGCTTTAAAGGTTGCCCGGTATGTTAACCGTTCAGTCGCTTTTAAAGCGGGTATAGACGCTGTCGCTTGTCAGGCAGGTGACATTATTTCTATCTCGCATGACGTTCCTCAGTGGGGTTTCTCAGGCAGGGCGCAAGAGGGCAGTTCAGCGACAGTTATTAAATTAGACCGGTCGATGGTTATTGAGGACGGTAAGTCCTACAAGATACAGATTCGCTTTAACGACGACACGATTGAGGAGCGGCTTATCACATCGCCGACGGGGACACATAGCGAGATCGAATGCGAGGCGTTTTCCGATGACCCGCAGGCGTTTGATGTTTACGCCATCGGGGAAATAAACAAGATAAAGAAAGATTTCAGGGTAGTTTCCGTTCAGCGTGAAGGCAAGCATGAGGTTCAGATATCTGCGCTTGAGTATAACGAGGCGGTGTATGACGATTCAGACATCATTTTGCCGCAGAATAATTATTCATCTTTATCGAGCGAAATCCCAACGGTCAACGCTCTTAGTCTGACGGAGTCGCTTGTTAAGAAGACAGACGGAACGATCGAGAACGCAATAGACATTTGGTTTGAGCGCCCGGCGTATGTGGATCATTACGTGAAATCATACGCAAAGGCAAAGATTTATTTGAGCGATGACGGTGGTTTGAGCTGGCGTGCGAGGGGAGAAACAACCGGAACACAGTTTCGCATTATTGGCGATATCGTTGACGGGCATACATATAAGGTCAGGGTTACTTCTCTTGACTCGATGAATGAGGAGAGTTCTCTGGCGACGGCACCGGAGAGCGAGATCACGGTTGTTGGTAAGTCAGCGCCGCCTTCTGATGTTCCATCATTCTTGGTTAACCGTAACAGGGACATGTTGTATTTCGGCTGGACGCCCATTCCTGATGTTGATGTTTGGGGCTATGAGATCAGGCGTGGTCTTGATTGGGAAAGTGCAGAATTTATCACGCTTCAGCAGGGGACGCATTATCTCACCAAGGATGTCAAGCGAGGCATCGGTCAGCGGTATTGGATTAAGGCGATCGACACGTCTGGCAATTATTCCGTGAACGCAAAAGAGGCAGTTGTCACGATCACCGAGATTCCGTTCAGGAACATTATCGCTGAATATCAGGAGCAACCTTTATGGGAAGGGTCAAAGGTCAATATTGAGAAAGTGGACGAATCAATCGTGATTTCGGATGGAGTTATGTCTGGGGCTTATACCACAACGGTTAGGGATTTCGGTTATGTGGCGAGTGTCTATATCGGGATTGATGTGATTGTTTCGACATCTTTGGGCAGGAGGTTCAATAGCGACGGGGTAACGAAGTTTAACGACAGCCCATCGTATCGGTTCACTGGTCAGGAAACTTTACGAGCGGCCAGTTTTCGCATCCGCACCTCAGAGGACAACGTGACGTGGAAGGATTGGGAGGGTTATCAGCCCGGGGATTATTACTGTCGGTATTTTCAGATAGAGCTCACGCTTTATAGGGAGAACATAGGGGACGCTATCACATGTTCGACCTTTCAGTATTTCGGCGATCTTCCGGACGTTGATGATTATGGCAACGACACGGTTGTCTCAGCGGTTGACGGGAAACAAGTGTTTTTTGGAAAGACATATCACGAGGAGCCGAGCGTGCATATTGAGATAAGGAACGGGAGCGGTATCTATTCGCAGTTCATTGAGAAGGATATCACGAGTTTTAAGGTGAAATTATACGACGCTCAAGGCGTGGCGCAGACAGGCATGTTTGATTGGCACAGCCACGGGATTTAGGAGGTTTTCAAATGGCGAAGAAGCTGATTCCTTACAAGGTGGTTATTGAGTTTGAGAAAGGCGAATTCTTGAACGGTGTCATTTTATATCGGGTCAATGATGGTGGCGTGATCGGCCGCATTAAAAGCGTCGGGATTACGGACGCCAGTTTTAATAAATCGACTTTGAACGGTTTGTTGCAGAAATTCGCCAAACACGCAAACCAGTCGGAAGGAGTGGAGGATGGACAAGTTGATTTGCAGTAAATGTAAAAAGGAAATACCTGACGACATGGCCTATGTATCAGTCAGAGGGGACATTATTTTAAGAATGCCCAAGCGAAAGCCCATTGTGTTCACTTGCCCGGAGCAGGCTGAGAATTACGCACGGCAGATGACGTTACACGATGTCTGCTGGGTTCAGATGTTACGTGAGAACGGGGTCGAGCTTAACGATATGAATGACGTAGCTGAGGCGTATAGAAAGAGGGAGGTTGGCGATGGCTTGGGACAAGACTAAACCCGAAAACGACATGCTATTGATTAACTTCCCGCCAGCGTGCAGGGCTAACTGGGAGGCGTTGGAGTTATTGACTGACCCAGCGTTGCAGATCACTAACGATAAGGTGGCGCCCGGAGCGGGGATCGTGGACACGAAACTGGCGCAGATAACCTCGGCCAATAAAGTCCATGGATCGGCAATCACGGGATTAGGAAGTATTCCTTCGGCGGCAGGCGTTCTGCCGACAGAGAATTCGCCTAATAAATTGAAGGCTGATGTGAGCGATACGACGCCAGAGTATTTGGACGGCCTTATTGATACTGCGATGTTTCAGGTCTCTGCGAGTGATCAGTTGCAGTTAAAGGATGGCGGGGTATCGACAGCGAAACTTGAGAACGGTGCGGCATCGCCGGGGAATAACAAGTATTACGGAACGAACGCATCAGGCACAAAGGGGTTTTTTGATAAGACGGCGGTTTACGCCTCGTAGGGAGAAGTATGGCGCATAAGTTACCACCAAAACAATGCTCATCGAACACACCGGCTTGGACGGACCCGGTTCTTACGGATCTGTCCACGAAGGTTCGCAAGGTTCATATTGATGAGCTTAGGTCGTTTCTAAACGCTGAGTTTGTGCGGCGTGGACTCACGCAGGCGTCTTTCACTGACCCGACAATCACCGCTTTAGTCACGGAGATCAGGAAGGTTCATGTGGATGAACTGAGGGCAGAGCTTGTAGCCTGTAAATCCGGCAGGGGTGAGTCCGGGTATTGCCCGCAGGATAGTTCGGGATGTATGGATTTCACGGATCCAACGATAACGGCGCTTTCCACAGAAGTCAGAGGAACTCATTTCCGACAGATGATGCAAAAGGTTCAGGCGTTGACGACCGGGTGTATTTGTGAAACCGAGCAGTGTCAGTATTGCGCTGATTGTGGATATCACTACACGACGTGCTCGCATGCGGGCGTGGCGTGTGACGACCATAAATATTCGGAATGCCACCACTCAATAAACCACTACTGGAATTGCGCCAGTATTAATTTGCCGTCAGCGGCTGAGCATCCGTATAAATCAGCGAACCCGCCGGTGGCGTGGGACGGCTATGTGCCATGGGATTGGTGTGTGTATACGCCGCCGGGATCAAACTGGGGATCGTGTGAGTATCAGGGTGGGCATAACCACACGGCGTGGAATTGTAAATGTAACCCTTATTCATGGTGAGGACTATGCTTCAAGATCAGGAAAAAGCGGACAAAGCGTCATTTAAAGCGGCTCTATTGGAGAACGAGAACACCGTTAAAGAGCTTATTTATTTTTGCAGAAATAATCT